ACTGCGCCGGTGCCAGCCTGGAGGAAACCGCCCCCTGTCCATCCACCTGCGGTGGCGCCGTCGTGAACGACCAGTTCATTGGTGTCGGTCTTGATCGTGATCTCACCCTGCGCCCCGGTAAAGGTGGCGTGCTGGGCAGCGGTTCCGCGGCGGCGTTGAATGACGGTTGCCATGGGTGTTCCTTAAACGATGAGCCCGTAGTCTTGGCTGCCAACCTGGCCCTGCGGCAAGGCCTGGGAGTACCTGACCAGGATGTTGTTGGCGCCCGCCGGCGGGGGCGACGTGAAGGTCAGCGTGGTGCCTGACGTCCAGGTGTAGTCGACCGTCGGTGTCTGCACCACGCCCGAGATCGCCACCAGCAGGTTGTTGATGGAGCCTGGGTTGACGCTCAAGGCGAACACGGCCTGCGACCCCGTGCCTGAGAACACATCGCTGACCGCAGAGGAGTAGGCCACGCTGGTGACCAACGTCGTGAGATCGATGTTCTGCAGGCCCGTGGCCGTTTCGTTCCAGCCGATGGCAGCGTTGGCCAAGGGCTCGGGCAAAGACCCGTCAATGGTCGACGAGGCCGGCACCTTGACGGCGCGGTCAAGGTTCTCGGCGAGCTGCTGGATCTGCACCGTGACACGGTCGAACGTGTCCTCGATCACGCGGGCATTGAACGCCCCGCCACCCAGCAGGTCGGTGGTCTGCTCGTACTCGAGCGCGCTCAGGATCGTGAGCTTCTCGCCCGAGGCCAGCTTGGCGCCGGTGATCGGGTAGGTGATCGTGCCGCCGGGGCTGGTGTCTTGGTCGACGTTGAGCGAGACGCTGTAGTCGGAGTCCTTGACCAGGGTCGACTCATTGCCCAGCGTCGAGGTCTTGACCACCAACAGGTCGCCGGCGTCGAACGTCTTGAACGTGAACGAGAAGGTGTTGGCGATCCCGTTGCCGGAATACGGCCCAGCTCGGCGGGTGGTTGACGGAACGGTCATGGTCGACTCCTGTCGGAATGGTAGGAGGCGCGGCCCGTCAAACGGACACGCATCAGCGCTGCTTGGACTCGGGGCTCGCGGTGCCGGTCACCAGGCCCCGGACGAAGTCGGCCTCGCTGGTGGGCTCGATCTTCCCCTGCGCGACGCCGGCGCCGTAGCCCAGGGGTCGGGCCAGGGTCATGGCCGGCATACCGGTGGTGACGGTGATGAGTGCTGCCACGTCGCGCACGGCCTTCTGTGCGCTCGCGTCGTCGACGATCGCCTTGTAGACGCTGGCCGGGGCGCCGGCGGCGGACTCGAGCACCGACACCGTGGGCGAGAGCGAGAACTTGTCGTCGGCCGGCTGGTCGTTGAAGCGGTTGACGACCGACTGGCCGAGCGCGCCCACGAACGGGATGCCCGAGAGCACGCCCTTGATGGTGCCGAACCCGAACACCTGGGCCAGCCAGTCGTCGAGGTAGCCGTCATCGTCCTCGTCGTCGGGCCCGCCCCTGAACGCGATCGCGATCGCCTCGGCCACCCAGATGGGGGCCATCAGCCCGAGCATCAGCACGCCGAACGCCTTGCCGGCGCCCTTCCTAAGCCCCTGCTCCTGGGCGATCTGCTGCAGGGCGGTGGCGTTGGTGTTGGCCAGCATGTTGAAGTAGCTCACGAACTGCGTGAACACGCGCGCGTAGGCGGGGCCGGTCTCGATCCGGCTCACGTCCTCAGGCAGCGTTGAGCCCTGGGTCTGACGGATCACGCCGTCGGCGTAACGCAGGGCCATGCGCTCTTCCATCCCCTCGGCCAGGGCCTGGTTGTAGGCGGCCTGCCAGATGATGGGCGAGAGCACGTTGTCGAACGCGGTCTGCAGGAAGTAGCTGTGGCGCCGTGTGAACTGCTCGGCGCTCTCGTACACGCTCGGGTTGATGAGGATCTTTTCCAGCGTGTCGGACAGCACCGCCACCTCGTTGCTGGCGCGGTCGGCCATGTAGGGGCTTGCGTCCCACACCGCCTGGGAGAACTTCTTCGGGTTGGCCACGTAGTCGGCCAGCGAGCGCATCATCAGGCTCGGCTTGACCTTGATCGCGGCCGAGCTCACGCCGGTGATCTGCTGCAGCGTGTTGCTCAGGTTCGCGAACATGAGCGCCATGCCCGTGCGTGCGCGGATCGTCGACAGCATGCGGTTCAGGCCGGCGTCGGCAGCGATCGGGGTCTCGACAGTCTGGCGCGCGGAGCGCTTCAGCCAGGGCTTGAGCACGCCGCTGATGGCGGCCGGGTCGATCCGGCCCAGGGGCTGGCTCACCTTCGGGCGCTTGATCAGCCTGGCGGCCGAGCGCACCGGCGCTTCCATGTGGCTGAACAGCAGCACCTTGTCGATGTGCTGCGGCAGGCTGCGCAGGTCCAGCTTCAGCGGCCGGTTGTACTCGACCCGGCTCTTGGTGAACCCGCGGTTGGTCGACGGGAAGGCGTAGCTCATGCCCGCGTTCTCGGTCTCGAGCAGGTCGCGGAGCTCCGCGTCCTGTACCAGCAGCGGGTCGGCCTGGGCCGGCACGTAGCCGCCACGACGCGCCACACCGAACGGGTCGGTGAAGCTGTCCGCGGTGACCTCGGCGAAGTAGCGGCCGAACACGTTGCGGTGCGTCTTCTGCGCCAGCGGCTTGGTCTGCTCCAGCAGATCCCACACGCCCTGGGCGAAGTCGAAGTGCTCGCGCTGCAGCACGCCTGAGTTGGCCAGGCGCCGGATGAACGCATCCCAGCGGCTTGTGTCGAGGGTGCCGTCGGGGTTCTCGGTGGCCCAGCCGCGGCCGAGCAGCAGCTTGCGCTTGTTGCTCTCGTTGCCGGTGTGCAGGATCGCGTGCAGCAGCTCGGCCATGCCGATGCCGTTGTGCCCGCGGCCGAAGGTGTAGCCGAGCTCGGGCGCCTCGATCGGCTGCGTCGGCATCATCGGGGCGATGTTGTCGACCAGGGCCTGGAACTTCTTGCGGTACTCCAGACGCTCGGCCCGGTAGCGGTCGGCCGCGTCCTTGATCGGCTGGAAGATCAGCCGCAGGAACGGCCCGCCGAACTTGCCGTCCTTGGCCTCGGCCCACTGCTCCACCCGCCGCAGCAGGGCGGGGGCTTGCTGCAGCACGGCGCGCTTGATCAGCTCCGCCTTGGTCAGCGCGCCCGACTCGCCCGGCACGGTGTCGGGGATGCCGATCTCCTCCATGCGGGTGTAGAGCTCGTCGGCCGCGTCGTCGATGTCCATGAGGTCGCCGTCGACCTCCATCTGGCGGGTGCGCTTGGCGAGGAACCACATCGCCTGGACCGACTCGTGCAGGCCCTGCAGCTCCTCGAACGTGAGCGCCTCCAGCGGCTGCGCGTTCTGCGTGGCCTGCAGGATCATCGGGCCCACCACCGCGGCGGTCTCGGGGTCGTTCTGCTGCAGCGCCTCCAGGTACGCTGCGGCAGCCTTGGTCGTCGGGGTCTCAACGCCGTAGGCGGCCAGCACCGCGCGGGCGGCGTTGACGATGTCGGGGTCGCGGCCCTTCTCCACCGTCTTCTCGTCGTTGCCCTTGGTGACGCGCTTGAAGAACTCGAGGATCTTCTTGGCCTCGGTCGCCGCGTCGATCGCCGCTTTCGCTGCGGCGTTGTTGAGCACCTGGTCCTGCTTGGCCTTGACGGCGTCGGCCGTCTCACCCTTGGCGGTGGCCTCGGCCCAGCGCTTACCGGCGCGGCGCTCGGCGGCGGTGTGCTTCCAGGCGGTGGCCTTCAAATCCTTGAGCGGGGTGCGGGCGATGACGTTGGCGCCGAACTGCTTGGCCGCCTCGACCAGCGCGTTGACCGTGATACGGGCGCCACGGGCGTTGGTCTCGCCGGTGTCTGTGCGCTGGCCCAGCATCTCGCGCTGCGTGCGCAGCTCGGTGGCCAGGCTGCGGGCCCGGGCCTCGTTGTGCACCGCCTCGTTGGCGGCCTCCTGGATCGCACGCTCGTCGATCAGGTCGCCGTTCTCTTCCAGCATCCGGCGCTCGGTCAGGCCGTCGATGGCCTCGTTGCGGGGGCCGAAGGCATCGATGGCCGCGAGCATTGCGTCGACCGTCTCGTAGCCGAAGGCGTCGGCGATCGCGGCGATGTCGGAGTCGCTGCCGGCCAGGGTGCGCTCGGGCTTCGCGTTGTCGCGCTCCCACTGCAGCGCGGCGGCCTCAGCCTGGTTCTCGATCTCGCGCTTCTTGCCGGCCAGGAACTGGCCCTTCTTGAGGCCCGTCAGGCCCTGCCCTTCGGTGGCCAGCAGGCCGTCGCGGATCGTCTGCGCGGCAGCGTCCTTGGCCGCCTGGCGCTGCTCCTGCCAGGCCTTGAGCGCGGCCTTGTACTCGGGCGTGCTCTTGCGCAGCTCGTCGAGCTTGCGCTTGGCCTGCATCTCGGGCATCGCGTCGACCTCGGCGGTGACCTCGGCGCGGGTGGCCTTCTCGGTCTCGCGGGCTTCTTTCTTCAGCTTGGCGATGACCTTGTCGCGCGCCTTGACCGACCACTTGAGATCGGCGATCGAGCGCTTCTGCAAGCGCTCGGCCGCCTCGCCATCGGCCTGCTCGTCGGGCACCAGGCCGGCCACCTCGTTGGCCTGTTGGATCTGCTCGTCGGTGGCGAGCATGCGGTCGAACACGCGACGGATGTCGTCGTTGAGCGCCATGCCGGCGCCGGCAGGCTGGTCACCTTGGGCGAGCGTACCTGCGGGGGATATACGCGAGGGGTCGAACACCACCGTGGTGTTGCTCTCCACGTTGCGCCCGTCTTCGGTCTCAAGATCCTCTTGGAACGTCGCGCTGTCGTAGCCTCGCTGGCGCAAATACTCGACAAACCTGCGGCCCACTTCACCCTCAAACATTCCCCACGACTTGGTGTTCTTGACCAGAATGTGGAGCTCTCGCTCGGGGCCGAATGGATCAATGGTGTCGGCGAAGTCGAGGATTAGATCCCTGGTCACCTCTGCCGTGGACTCGATGTTGACGTCGTAGGCGGCGACATCACCATACTCTGCCGAGAACTCAGGGTTGTCCGAGAAAAACACGCCCGTGCGTTCAGTGTCTACGTCACCGAACGTCGTGGTGTTTACCGACTTGCTGCTGGCTCGAAACTGCCCTTGAATCGGTTGTTTGCTGCCGTGGTACAAGCGCACCGCAGCACCCTGCCCCAGCGTCTGCCCGTCGCCCGCGCTCACACCGCGCTGGGCGAGGAACTGCTTGATGCTGCCGTAGACGTTCAGAAGCCAGGCGCGGAAGCGGCGCATCAGCGGCTGCAGCTCGGCGTTGGGGGCCTTGCCCTCCATCACGTACTGCTCGATGCTCTCGGCCCAGCGCTCGTGGTACGGGCGCTTCTGCTCGAGGCTGTAGCCGTTCCAGGTGGCGAGGTCAGGCACCCCGCTCCACTTCAGGAACGCATTCATGTCCTCGACGATCTGCGCCGGCGCGCCAGGCTGGCTCGCGATGTCGGCCAGCACCTCGAGGAAGAAGTGCCCGGTCTCGTGGAAGAACGTGCTGAGATCGGCCGTCGGGCTGAGAACCAGCTCGAGGGTGCGCGGGTTGAACGTCCCGCGGGGGCCTTGCTGGAGCGGTTGCTCGGGCATGTCCTCGACGATGCCCTCCGACCAGGTCCACTCAGGCATGAGCCCGGTCTTCTGGTCAGCGAAGACGGTGTCCTCGACCTTGGCGTTGCGGTTGCTCTCGCCATACGGACCGTAGTTCAGCCAGGAGTTTTGGCCTCGGGTCTCGCTCGTGATGGCGCCGACCGCCGGGCCAGTGAACAGGCGAACGTGGGCCTGCCACGCGTTCTCCTCACCCTGCGCCCGGAAACCGGCACCCTCGAGCCCGTGGCCGAACGCATCGTGCACGGCGCGGAACAGGTCGTTGAACAGGACCCGTTTGGTCTGGCCGTCGGGGGAGCCGTAGGCCCACTCCAGCCCAGTGTCGGCCAGCAGGGGGTTGCCTTCGGGGTCGAACTCGCCGGTGCCGAACCCGCTCTCGGTCGGGAACACCGCCATCGACTGGTTCGCGCGCAGGTCCCGCATCGCGTTCCAGGGGTTGCCCTGGTACGGGTCGGCGGCCGGGTCCATGAACCAGAACTGGTAGCCCGCCTCGACAAGGGCTTGGTACTGCGCCATCGTCTGGCGCGCCAGGTCGTCGTAGGCTTCGCGAACCGCAGGATCTTGCGGGGCGTGCGGCATCGCCTCGTAGGCGGCTGCGATGCGGGCGGCCCGCTCGGGGTCTACCTTCGCGTAGGCGGCCTGGCGTCGTAGCGGGATTCCGTTGTCGCGGGCGTACTGCTCGGCGACGGCGACGAGTCTGGGGTCTGGGCCGGCGGCGCCTGCAACAGTTGGCGCACCTTCAAGCGGCGCAAGGCCTCCGCTCGAATACCGTCCTGCTCCGTCTCCGGTTTGTTGGGGTCGTCCACTCAGGTCTCCTTGCTGGAGCGTTGCCGGGCCGCCATCTCGGCCAGGCGCCGGTAGGCTTCGCTCTGCGAACTTGCGGGCTCCGTCGCTGAAGCTGAGGCTTGCTGATCCGGTGCCGAGGTGGTTGAAGAGCTGCTGCTCGAAGAACCAGAGGACCGACTGGACCTGGTAGGGCTTGATGCCGACTTGCTCTGCCGCTGCATTGAAAAGCTCCTTGACGACACGCCGCTGGGGTTCTGTCGGGGCGTCGACGATTTTACCATCCGGGCCCGTCATCTGCCCGAAGTAGCGGTTGAACGAACGTGTCGCCCACAAGTCAACGGTCAGCTCGTGGATGCCGTTGATGTTCATCACGAAGGGGCCGACCTTCGGTCCGAACGCGAACATCCCGAGCTTGAGGTCGGAGGCTTTCCCATCCACGCCGGGGCCCATGTTGCCCCACTTTTTGCGGGCTTCGTTCAGCTCCTTGACGGTGTGCTCGGAGTACAGCCACTCGACGGTGCCCTGCTCCCCCAGGTCCTGCACCATCGCGTTCAGGAACTCGAGCGCCTTCTCCTTGTTGGCCGATACAGGCCCCCCAGCCCAGAGGTTGCCGTTGGCTGGGTTACGGCCAGGTATGGTTCCGGTCTTCTCGTAGTGCTGGAACGTCTGGGCGGCGATGTCCCAGTTCATGTCGGCGAGGGTGCCTGGCGACTGGAGACCGGCGACGACCGCGAACAGTTGCCGCTTGGTCGCGTTCTCGGCAAGCGACGGGATGACCCTGGCGGTCGTCTCGAACGCGGCCTTGATGTCGCCCTCGTACCAGTCAAGCCCGCTCTGCTCCCGCTGGAGCTGGTACTGCAGCTCGGCGACGATCTGCTTGATCGCTCGCTTCTGTTCTTTCGGGTCGTTGAAGTCGCGCTTGCCGGTGATCTTGTCGAAGAAGGCGGCGACCTCGTGGATCGACATCTTCTGGCTGCCGGTCAGGCGGGGGCCGTTGCGGAGGTCGACCGCGGTGGTGGTCGATGCCTTCTTCGGCAGCTTGACGTTCGAGTCGGGCTCCTTCGCCTTCTGCTCGAACACCCCGCCCTTCTTGCGGACCTGCAACTCGTTGCCCTCGATGCGTAGGTCGTAGTCGCCCCAAGCGGGGCTGCTCTGCATGCGCTCGAGGCGGGCCTGCAGTTGCTCGGGCGTGCCACTGGCCTGGGTCTGCCAGGGAGCCTCGCGTCGTGCGAGCGCCGGCACCTGCTGGCCGGACTCTACCCGCGACAGCGGACCGAGCACCTCCGGCTGGATGGTGCGGTCGCCAAGCAGGATGACCTGGCCAGGCTGATTCCCCTCGAGCCTGTCGAGGTAACCGTCGAACCCGGCGTCGAGCACGCGGGTCTCGAACTCTCGGGCGTTGCCCCCGCGCAGCTTCAGGGGGTCGAGGTTGGCGTCGTAGATGTTGTTCAGCGTAGCGCGGTGCGCCACCCCGCCGACGCCGGCCTCGGGTCGCACGCCGGTGCCCTTGTCGACGTAGAACGACAGCCGCTGACGCACACGCTGGTCCGGGTAGGACATGATCTCGTCGCGTGCGCTGCCCTTCAGGCCGGTGCCGTAGAACGCGCTCGACAGCGTCGGGCGAGCCGCCATGCTCCAGTGGTAGGCCTCGACACCGTCCAGTTGACCAGGCTTCTGCTCGCCGGCATTCAGCACCTCCCCCTGCCCCGTCGGTGCGCCGAGCACGCGCAGCCGGTAGCGCTGGTACATCTCCTCGGGGGTGATCCCAAGGCGGGAGCTGTAGGCCGTGTAGAACGCGCTGGCCCAGGAGGCCATGCCCTCGTTGACCTTGCCGCGGTAGCGGCCGGCGGTGTTGAGCTCGCCCAGGATCGACTGGCGCACGGCCTCGGAGCTCGCGCGCATGGCTTCCTGGTCGGCGGCCTGGGCGATGACGCGCTCGGCCTCTTGCTGCAGGAACGCTTGCGCTTGCGCGCCTGCGGCTTGCGATTCCGCCAGGGTCAGCGCGTCCGGGGTCAGGCGGGCGTTGTCCACCAGCACCTGCTCGAGCGGCGTGCCCGGCGCCACGGCGAGCACATCGCCCACCGGGATCGCCACCACATCGCCGATGGCCGCGGCCTGCGCGACCTGCTCCTGCACGGCCGGCGGCAGTTGGTTCAGCACCTCGGGCGGCAGTTGGTTCAGCACCTCGCCATCGACGTAGATTGCCTTCGGCGCGCCCTCGGTCTGGTCGGCCATCGACTGCACGACCTGGCGGAACTGCTCGGGGTTGCGCTCGCGCAGCGCCGCCTCGGTGGCCGCCTGCAACTGGCTCTGCAGCAGGCCGGCGTAGCGCGTGGCCGAGTCCTGCTGCTGCGAGCGCTTGTCGACCACGGCCTGCAGGCGCTCGGCGGCGGTGCTCGCCGTGGCCAGGCCACCGCCCGCCCCCATGCCGCCCATGATTGAGGACAGCACGCCCTCGCTCAGGGACTTGCCGCCGTCGTAGGACAGGGCTGCGGCGATATTGCTGTTGAGTTGCTGCAGGCCCTCGGTGCCGCCTTCGGCGAACACCGCCTTGGCGATGCCCGACAGCCCCTTGCCCTTGGCGCCCAGCACCTTGTCCAGGCCGTACTTCTCGAGCAGCGCGTTGACGATGGCCGTCTGCGCCACAGACTGCGTGAACTCGGCGTCGCTCACCTTGATGCCGGTGCGCTGCTCGAACTCGGCAGCGTTGCTCGCCTGCTCCATGCCCTCGAGCCAGCCCATGAACGCGACCGAGCCGCCCGAGCGCATGGCTAGGTACAGCGACGGCACGGCCTGGGACAGGAACGCCGCCCAGTAGTTGGGGTCGGTGATGACCTGCCCGATCTGCGCGACGTTGCCGGTCTTGATCGCAGTCTGCAGCGCCTGGTCGGCGTTCTTCGACAGCGTGGCCACGTCGGCGAATGCGGTGCCGAAGGTGGCGGTGTCGGAGCTCAGGATCTCCTGCGCGCTGTTGATCTTGCCGGCGATGTCGGTGGTGCCGCCCAAGCGTCGCTGCACGCCGGGCACGCGGCCCTCGCTCACAAAGCGGATGACGTCCTGCACGCCGCGCACCGGGTTCAGGTACTGCGGCAGGCCGGTCTTCTCGACCAGCCCGGCCACGTAGCCCACGGCGCGCTGGGCGGCGTCGGGCGTGCGCCAGATCCCCTCGGAGATGCCGAGGGTGGCGTTGGCGATGCTGGCGCCCGCAATCGCACCCATGCCCGACTCGATCTTGGCCAGCGGCTTGATGGAGTCCTGCGTCTGCGCTGCGCGCTTGACGTCCTGGCGCATCAGCTCGCGCAGCATCGGCGCCTTCTGCAGGTCGGTGTCGGCGAGGTCGAGAACCTCCTGCAGGCGGTAGGCCTCCAGGTCCTGCACGATGACCTCGGCCGGCGCCGGGTAGCGCTTGGCCAGGCGCTCGGCCTCGGCCATGGCGTCGGGCTTGATCGTGACGGCGGTGGTCAGCGTCTGCCGGGCGGTGGGGCCGACAGGCTGGAACTCGTCGAACGGGTTGGCGGCGGGCTGGGCGCGACGGAACTCGTCGAAGGGGTTGGTGCTCATCGAATCCGCTCGACGCCTTGGGGGTCAATGAACACCGTGCCGGGTTTCAGCGCACGGGCTTCCTCGACGGTCTTCACCCGCAGCGGTGCTGCAGGCGCAGCAGGCGCGGCCAGCGCGCGGCGGCGCGTCTCAGGCTCGGCTTTGTAAGCAAGATCCGTCGTGTCCCACCACCGGCCGGGCTTTGTGACGATCTCGCGGTTGAGATCGCGCATGATCTTGTCGCGCTCCTCAAAGGTCGGCTCCTTGCCGGTGCGCTTGAGGTGCTCGTTGAACATGTCGTAAGCGGCGGCCTTGAACTTGCCGAGGTTCTCGCCCTTCAGGTCCAGGCTGGTCGTGAACGCGCCGAGCTGCTGCTCGGAGCTCGCCACCTCGGGCGCCTTGCTCGGGTTCTTGGCCTTGGTCTGGATGTCGAGCAGTTGCTCCATCTGCGCGGGCGCGATCTTGGTGGTGAGTGCCACTAGGTTGACCTTCTCCCCGGCGGCGAGCTTCTCGCGCGCGTCGATGTAGGTGGCCCAGTCAGTCTTGACTTGCGTACCCTCGGAGGCCTGCTTGGCCCGGGTCTTGAGGTAGTCCTGGAGCTCGACGCGACCGCGGCCATCCATTTGCGCGAGCAGCGCCTCGGGCACCTTCTTGCCCTGTCCCACCAGTTGCCAGGCCTGGTCCTTGACGACTTGCTCGCGCTCGGCCTGCGCGGCTTTGACCAGGGCGTGGTTGTTTCGGATCTGGGTAAGCGCCTTCTCGCGGCGCTCGGGGTTGTCGATCTTGGCGGCGTCCGAGAGCTGCTCGGCCAGAGGCTTCGCGGCCACGCCTGCAGCGAACTGCGCGGCGAACTGGTTGTCGGCCTCGGCCTTGAGCACCTGCTCGACGCGGGGCTGCGCGGTGCCCGGGATCTCGCCCTTGTTGGCCTCGTAGTATTCGCGGGCCTTGACGGGGTTGTTCTCGGCGAGTCGCGTGATGTGGCTCAGGTGCAGGTTGCCGAGGTACTTCTGCTGCTCGGCCATGACCATCTCGGTCGACCAGCCCTTGCGGGCGCCCTTCTCGGCGGCGATCTGGCGCACCCGGGCGGCAGCACCTGCGGTGTCGCCGGTGTCGATGCCGAACTCAATCGTCTTCTGGGCGGCGGCCTCGGCCTGATCATCGGCGAAGCGCTCGCGCTCTTGGGTGGCGTAGCCCGCCACCGAGCCGACAGCCTGCGTGCGCTTTCGGCCGAGCGACAGGCCGAGTTGCTCGCGCACCATCGGGCTGGCGGCGCTGGTGTACTTCTGCTTCGCGTCGTCCCACCACTTGGCGGCGTCGGCCTCGTACTGGGCGACGCCCTCGCCACGATAGGCTGGGTTGCGCAGTGCGGCGGTGTTCCACTCCAGCCAGCCGGCGGTGATCTCGGTGTCGAGCTTGTTGCTCTCGGTCTCGACCTGCTGCCGCATCTGCCTTTGCGCCAGGCTGTCGGCGACCTCGGCCACCTGGCCCAGCCCGCGGGCGATGGCCTGGGTGCCGCTGCTGACGTCGGGCGCGTTCTGGTAGACCGGGCGCAGGGCCTGGGTGCGGACCTGCGGGCCGTCGTAGGTGGGGACCTGAGGCATGGGTCAGCCGACCTTGTAGGAGTTCCACTTGCTGGCCACCGAGCCTGCGGTGCCAAGCAGCGTCGAGAACGCCTGGGCGTTGGCATTGCGCGCGGCCCACTTGCCCTGCTGCATCATGTCCTGGCCTTGGGCGCGGTAGGCCCAGGCGTCGCGGGAGGCGTTGAACCGGGCGGTGGCGGCGTCGGTCTCGCCGAAGAAGTCGGTCTGGTCCTGGATCTCGGCGGCGGTGCCAACACCCAGGTCCAGCCCTCGGGCGGCCATGAGCGCGCGCTGGGTGCCTTTGAGCCCGGCCGCCTTGCGTGAGATCGCAGCCGCGTCCTCCTCGCCCCGGCGCTGCGCGTCCTGGGCGGCGTACTCGGCCATGGTGGCGTTGTTGCGGGCGACCTGCTTCTGGACCTGCCCCTGCTGGTAGCTGCTGGCGGCGCCCATCACGCCGGCCCCGGCCGAAAGACCCATGGCGATGGCCATCGGCGGGCTCAACGCGGCGCCCATACCGAGCGCTGCGGCACCGGCGGCGGTGCCCGTGCCGATACCTGTGGCCAGACCGGCGATGGCACCGAGCGTAATGGGTTCACACATGGCGGCTCATCTCGAAGACGTGAAACGGTGCGCCGTGCGGCGGTGCCGGGGTGGCCGGGTGCAGCGTGAAGCCCAGGCGTCGGAGCCAATGCACGGCCACGGTGTTGTCCGCGTGCACGGCGTTGAACAGGCGCGGATACTCCTGCAGCATCGCTTCAATGTAGCGGCGGGCCCACCGTTGAAGGACACGGCGGTAACGCGGCAGCACGTCGGTGCCGAGCAGCCACGGCACGCCCACGGGCGCGAGCAGTGAGCCGTACTCGGCGCAGCCGAACACGCATGCGATCTCGCCGTCGATCAACGCCACCTGCGACCAGCGGGAGCGCTCGACAGATTGCTCGAGCGCCTGGAGGTGATCGGCCCAGCCGGCGGCGTCGAGCTCGGCACGGTCCTGGGCGCGCAGGTGCGCGGCCAGGTGCTCGAGGTCGGCGGGCGTCGGCGCCCGGGTCTCAACCGCCGGTTGCGACATCCAGCGCCATCGACAGCACGGTCAGCGGCAGCGGCTGGTCCTGGCGCACGCAGACGGCGGCGTCGCTGTTCCAGCTCGGCCCGATCGCAAACCGCAGCTCGCCGGTGCGCAGTGCGGGCGGCGAGTCATACGGGTCGGTGTGGTCGCGGGCCGGGTACTCGGTGAGTTTCGCGAACGAGGGGCCAGCCTTCACCAGGCTCGACTGCGTCACCCGCAGCGCCACCGCGTTCACGTTCTTGCGCAGGAACTGGCCGCCGGCCGATGCCCCCTCCAGCGCCAGCGGCAAGGTCTGCAGGTCGGAGGTGTAGGGCAGGCCCACATGCACGACGCTATAGCTGTCGTCGAGCGTGATGGCGCCGGCGGTGACGGTGCGCTGCGGGTGCACCGCCCCGTCGGCCAGGATCTGCACGGTCTTGCCCTCGAGGTGGTACAGGCCCGACAGCGAGCTCACTGGGGCGCCATCGTAGGTCAGACCCGAGTCGACGAAGAACGCATCCTCCTGGGCGGTGAACTGGCGCGAGCGCAGGCGCTCGACGTAGCGCACGGTGCGGCTGTTGACGGTGCGCCTGACCACCGCATAGAGCACGTCCTCCAGCCCTTCGCTCACCACGCACACGCTCTCGAACGTGCCGTCGGTGACGTGCTGGTGCCACCCGTAGACCTGCTGCTCGGGCACGTAGGTCAGGCCCAGCAGGGTGCCGTCGGAGCGCACGGCCCAGAGCGTGGGCACTGGGGCCCGCACGTAGGCCAAGTCGGTGACGCTGTAGCCGTTGAACAGGTGCGGCGCCATGATCGAGATGTCGACCGAGGAGTAGGCGCTGCTCTGCCAGTTGTAGGACAGCTCACGCACGCGGGAGCCCTGGGCCTGGACGTAAAGGATCGAGCCCGAGGTCAGCGCCGGCTGCACGTTGGACGCGCCAGTGTAGCCCTGCGGCTTGATCGACAGCGACGTGGGCGTGATGTTGGGGGCGTTGTCGGCGAAGATCCGAAACTCCCCGCCCACCGTCAGCGCGATGATGTCCGACAGCGGCAGCAGGTGGCGGATCGAGTTCTGTTGCTGGGCGGCGATGCGAAACTCGAGCGCGTCGTCATCGCGCGTGGGCGTGCTCGAGGTCATGTTGGTCTGGGTGGCGTTGCGCGTGGCCCAGACCGTCTGAGGCTCGTTCCTGGTGCCGGCAAACCAGCGGCGCTGCTCGTAGTAGGTGACGGCCGAGGGGTAGTCCCCCGCCCCGCTGTTGAGGTCGTAGATGTCTTCGGGGAACGAGGTGCTCGTGTCGGGCAGGATGTTGTCGTCGACCAGGCTCAACCCCGCCGCAGCCCGAACGGAGCCGATGTAGCCGTAGATCCCGCCCCGCAGCTTGTAGACGTTGTAGCGGCTGTAGCCGGCGACGCCGGTCCAAGTGAGCGTGTTGAAGTTGCCCGCCAAGCCCAGGTTGTTGCTGGCGGTTGCGGAAGCACTCGGCAGCGTCTCAGTGATGCCGTCGTCGGCCACCGCGGTCACGACGTAGGTATGGTCGGTCTTGTGCTGGTTTTGGTCGACCGTCGCGGTCGCGGTGAGCCCGGTCGGCACGGAGGCCGGCGGGTCGAACGACACGGTGGTAAGCGACCAGTTAGTGGCGCTCGCCCGCGAAAGATCGCGGACCGCGTAGCTCGGGTGGGTGATTGTGATGACGTCGGCCGACTGCGCGAAGTGCAACGCGAAGAGGTCGCCCTCGGCGTAGGGGCTGGCAATCGTGTAGACGCGAGCGGCGGTCGCACCGCTGGCGGTGGTGGCCACGCCCCACAGGTCCGTCGTCGTGAAGGTGTCGGCGCCGGTGGAGGTGATCTTGTGGAAGCGGGTGCCGATGAACACCCAGTCGCCGGTCGACCAGCCGTGACCGGTGACCGTGACGGTCGAGCCCGCGATGCTGACGATGGCCTTGCTTGCCTCAAGCAGCGTGTCGCCGTTGACGTGGAAGCGGATGTAGAGGTGGCCGAACTCCAGCACCACGGTCTGGTCGGCGGCGTAGCTGAACGGGATCAGGCGCACCGCGCGGGTGGAGTCGCGCACCTCGTTGACGAACTCAAAGCCTGGCCGGCGGGCGGCGGGCCCGTGCGGCAGCACGGTGAAGTTCTTGCACCGAGCCAGGCCGGTCTGGTACTTGGTGAGGTCCAGCCGCCCGTAGAGCTCGGGCGTGATCTCGCCACCAGCGAAGGATCTGAGCAGGGTTTTCATGGGGTCATCCTATAAAGCCCGGGCGCATCAACGGACACTTAGGGCGTGTCGCCCGGGTCCATCAGGTGTTCCTTGGCGGTGCCTGTCGGCAGCGACGAGTAGTCCACCAGGCGTTCGCCCGTGGTACGGCCATTGAGCGCGATGGCCCTGAGGTGGCGGCCGGCAGGCCTGGCGCTGAGTTGCGATATCTGCACCAACCGCTGCCCGGTGGTCTGCGCCATGGGCCCTGAGAACCACATCTTGGAGCCCACCAGGATGTGCACGCCGCTGTCGCAGACACCGACGAGATCGGCGGCGACCATGGCGTCGGACACCGTGATCGTGTAGCTGCCGGGCGAGGCCTGCAGCTCAAGGTCTGCCAGCGCCTGCGCGTCGAGCCCGGTGATGTTGTAGCTGCCCGGTGTCGTCTCGATCTGCGCCAGCGAGGTGACGAACACCTCGGCCGACGAGCCCGTGATGCTGTAGCTGCCAGGCGTCGTCTCGATCTGCCCGGGCGAAGTGACGAACACCTCGGCCGACGAGCCCGTGATGCTGTAACTGCCGGGCGTTGTCGCGGCAAGCGGGTTGACTAGCGTCTGAGCACTTGACCCGGTGACGCTGTAACTGCCGGGCGTTGTCGCGGCAAGCGGGTTGACTAGCGTCTGAGCACTTGACCCGGTGACGCTGTAGCTGCCAGGCGTCGTGGACACCAGCAGGGCGGCCAGCGTCTGAGCGGTTGCGCCCGTGACGCTGTAGTTGTCCGGTGTTGTCGCGGCAAGCAGGTCGGCCAGCGTTTGTGCGCTTGCGCCCGTGACGCTGTAGCTGCCGGGCGTTGTCGCGATCGAGAAGTCTGGCGTTGTTGTCGCGCTGGACCCCGTGACGGTGTAGGACCCTGGGGTTGTCTGCGCCAGCAGATCGGCCAAGGTCGTCGCGCTGGAGCCCGTGACGGTGTAAGACCCTGGGGTTGTCTGCACCAGCAGATTGGCCAACGTCTCAGCGCTGGACCCCGTGACGGTGTAGGCCCCTGAGGTTGTCTGCGCCAGCAGGTCGACCAAGGTTGTCGCGCTCGACCCTGTGACGCTGTAGCTACCTGGGGTTGTCTGCACCAGCAGGTCGACCGAGGTCGTCGCGCTGGATCCGGTGACGCTGTAATTGCCCGGGGTCGTCTCGACGAGCAGGTCGACCAAGGTTGTCGCGCTCGACCCTGTGACGCTGTAGCTGCCTGGGGTTGTGTCGAGCGGAAACGCGCGCGAGGTGTCGGCGCTGGAGCCTGTGACGGCGTAAGACCCTGGGGTTGTCTGCCCCAGCAGATCGGCCAACGTCTCAGCGCTGGACCCCGTGACGGTGTAGGACCCTGGGGTCGTCGTGATCTCGGAACTGGTGCCGACGGTAAGCTCCGCGCTTGATCCCGTGACGCTGTAGCTGCCGCCGGTCGTTGCCGCCAGCAGGTCGGCCAAGGTTTGAGCGCTGGACCCGTCGACGCTGTAATTGCCCGGGGTCGTGTCGAGCGGGTATTCGCGCAGCGTCTCGGCGCTGGACCCGGTGACGTTGTAGCTGCCAGCAGTGGTCGCCGCCAGCAGATCGGACAACGCCCCAGCGCTGGACCCGGTGACGCTGTAGCTACCGGCGGTGGTCTGCACCAGCAGCTCTACCAGCGTCTGCGCGCTGGCGCCCGTGACGTTGTAGCTGCCTGGTGTCGTGGAGACCAACAGGTCGGCCAAGGTCGTCGCGCTGGACCCTGTGACGCTGTAGCTGCCGGCCGAGGTCGAGACTAGAAACTCAGGGAAGACCTCGGCGCTGGCGCCCGTGACGCTGTAGCTGCCGGAGGTGGTCGCAGCCAGTAGATCGGCCAGCGTTTGTGCGCTTGCGCCCGTGACGCTGTAGCTGCCGGGCGTCGTGCCGAGAAGCGCATCGACTAAGGTCGTGGCGCTGGACCCCGTGACGCTGTAGCTGCCCGGGGTCGTGGTGACTAGCAGGTCGACCAGCGTCGTCGCGCTTGATCCAGTGACGCTGTAGCTGCCCGGCGTAGTGGCGACGAGCAGATCGGCCAGCGTCGTCGCGCTTAATCCGGTGACAACGAACCCGCGCGGGAAAACGTCGAGGAGGCTGTTGTTGTAATCGAACGTCTCGTCGACGGACTCGGTGATCAACCCCCAGTCGTAGAAGCCGGAGACAACCGAGGCGACCGAGCCGTAGTCCCGGTCCTCCAAAAGGTACGGCCCCGTGACGGCATAACCGCCCGGGACCGTTTGGAGATCGTAAGCCGCCATTGATCAGTACCCCAGGCGGCCCTGGGCGAGAGCTTAGACCAGCGTAAAGATGGTGCCGGGGGTGGTGTTGTTGAACTTCACCGTGAACGTCTCGCCCGCGGTCAGCGTGATCGAGCTGCCGTAGTCGAACCAAGCGATGGCTGCATCAGCGGGCGAGGTGGCGGTGTCGTTGTAGAGCACCGCGTAGCGGAACGGGCCCAGGTTGCCGCCGGCCGCCGTGAAGACCACCTGAGTGCCCGACACCGTGGTGGTGCCGGTCGTCTCGCTGATGGAGACGGTGGTCGCGGTGCCGCCTGCGGTGTAGCCGTTGGCCGCCGCCGGTGCCGGGTGGTCGGTGGTGTTCCAGGTCGTCTGGGTGGCCACCGGGGCGGTGTTGGTCAGCGCGATCTTGAACGTGTGCGCGTCCCAGTCGTGCACACCTCGGATGAGCTGCTCGCTGAAGTCCTGGAACTTGTTGTAGGCGGAGGTGGCCATGGTGTGTGCCTTTCTTTACGGGAGCGTCTTGTTCCAGACGGCGTTGGCGATGTTCTCCAAGATGCCGTCCATGATTGCGGGGTTGGCGACGCCAGGGTGCGACGACACCAGCGGGTGAGCCCCCGAGCGGAGCACCACGTTGCTGGTGTCCTGGCTCGAGTTGGCGTCGTTGACCGCGGCCTGGCGCAGAGCTTCGGTGCCCCGCTGCCGCCAGGCGTCGCCGATCTTGATGCCTTCCATGCCCTTGACGATGGGCCCGGCCAGGTAGCTGGCCAGCAGGAACCCGAGGCCTGTGGTGAAGTCCGCGGGGTACTTGGTGGTGTCGGTGACGTCGCGCGTGTACAGCAGCGTCGCGCCTTCCTGGTTGGTGTAGATCGCGTCGCCCTCGACCTCGTAGTCGGAGCCGATGGGCCCGGGGTAGCCGAGGCTTGTGCTCGGCATCACCCGTCGCGGGCGCAGACAGTCGGCGGGGAGCTGGTACTTGTAGAGCCACTGGCTGGTGTCGTTCAGCAGCTCGGCCAGGTCGATGCGCTTGCGAGCGAACGACCAGTCGTGCGAGGCCAGGGCCGCGCGTCGGGCGATCGGCAGGAACCTGGCGCAATGCCCCGACTCGACGCTGCCGTCGGTGGGCGACAGCGAGACCACCACCGCCTCGGCGCCGATGTGGCTCAATGCGATGTTGGCGATGTCGACGTTGCTGGCCATGGTGGGACTCTACGGGGCGGGGGCGAATCGACGGACACTCAGCGGCGGTTGCGCGTGCGGATGTGCATGAGCCAGTTGATGGCCGTGCCCAGACCTTGGACGACGAACCCCCACCACTTCCCCGATGAGTTGCCGCGGTAGCGGCCGAAGTAGCTCACGACGGGTCAACGGATGTGACGGTGCGCGCGCCCGAGCTGTAGGTGGCTTCCACCCGGTCGACGGTGCCGTCTTGGGACTTGAAGACCATGGTCGAACCCTCGAGGCCGGTGGCGTCGCCCGCGTTGACGGCCAGCAGGATGCGCAGCACGTCGCGCAGCGTGAGGCCGCCCTCCACGGTGCCCAGCAGCGGGTCAGCCGCGGCGCCTGCGCTGTTGAGCAGCTCGCCCATGGATCCGGGGGTGTTGTAGGCGCTGGCCAGGGCTTCCCAGACTGCTGCCGACAGGGACTGCGGGCTCAGCTCGGTGAAGGGCGTGATGTCGCCCGACAGGTTGCCCGTGGCGCGGATGTTGGCGCTGGCCGACACCTGCACCAGCGCAGCGCCCACGGCGTCGACGATGGCACCGAGCGTGGCGTTGTTGACCGTGAACGAGAAGGACGTACTGCCCGCAACCGACAGGGCGCCGGCCAGGTTGGCGGCCAGGTCGAACGTGATGGAAGCGTTGCCAACTGCCGAGACGATGAGCTGGCCATCGGCCGGGTTGACGGTGATCGTGACCGTCGTGTCGCCGCTGATGTTGACGCCCGCCGCGAGGTTCAGCGCACCTGGCGTGACCGTCACCACGCACTGCGTGAACGACGACATTGCCCCCGGCTTGTACGGCAGCACCCACGACGATGGAGCCAAATGCCCGCTGGGGATGCCTGCCAGCTTGGACGGGATGCCCTCCCCCACGGACTGGTTCATCCTGTCCGAACGCCCCCACATGGAACGAAAAGTTCCAGGCGAGCCGCCGATCTGGCGCAGGGGTAGCTGCGCCAGGAGCGTGGTGTTCTGCTTCAGTGCCATGAGCCTGATCAGCCCCAGCCGACCTCAACGCCGCCGTAGAAGTTCGTGTTTGCCGCCGTGGCCGCGCCCGCGAAGTAGAGCCACACCAGACACGCGCCGTCCATCACCCGAGGAAGGCTCGGCAGTTGGTTGACCAAATCCCGCTCGGCAGCAACGGACACGGTGGTCAGCGGCAGCGTCAGCAGCGGGCGGGCAAGGCACAGCGCACCGGTGCCGGTGTTGGCCGCGCTGAAGGTGACAGACGCCACGTTGGACACGCCGGTGTCACCCGATGCCAGGGGCAGGAAGGGGCCGTAGTTGTTGGCCGCCGTGCCGCTGTGGCTGATGTGCCCCACGATGCCGGAAGCCGTCATGGCGACCGTGACCGGAAGCGTCCTGCCCGAAGTCGGCACCGTGTTGCTGTAGCTCAGCGCGATGTTCTGCGCCGTGCCACCCGCTGCAGCCGTCTGCACCCAGAACAGCCTGCACCCGGCCCCGTTGGCGTAGCGCAGGCTGGGCGTGCCCGTGAGCGTCTGCGCCACGGCGCTGTTGTTGCTGATGCCGGGCCAGTAGCCCTGCAAGTCCACCAGCATCAACTGCCCTGGCACACCCGTGGCCACAGAAGTGAGCGCCGAGACGTTCAGAACGTGCTTGGTGTCAGGCGAGACGTTGCCGGCATGCGGCAGGCCGAAAATCTGCGTGCCGTTGCCGGTGGCCTCATCGCAAGTGCGCCACGCCAGCGCAGTTCCGGCCCAGGCGTTGGCCACAGGCGTGCCGGCCAAACCGCTGAAGTCATACCACCGTCCCGCCGTGTAGGCTGCAGCGCCCGTGAGTTTGTTCCAGTCGGCGCGGTTGAACTTGCCGCTTGTGATCTCGTTGACGAGATCGTCCATTGAACTGAATGGCATGGTGATTCCTTACGGTGTCCAGATGAATTGCGCCTGCCCCACCATCGGCAACAAGGCGCTTGTATTGGTGGACAGGTTGTAGATGTAGTTGAGAAACGCGCCGTCCAAAATGCGCGGCAACGCCGCCTGTTCGCGTAAGAAGTTCTTCTCGACAGTTGACGACAACTCGTTGGCGGACATCGTGAACAGCGGCTTGGCCAACAGCATCACGCCGAACCCGCCCACGCCTGCCGCAAGCTGCACAGACTGCACAGACCGCACGCCTCGGTCACCATCGGCCAGCGGGAAGAACGGCCCTGCAGAGCCCCCGGAGGTGCTGATCATGTTGGGTCCAATGACACCAATGCCGCCCGAGGCTCTGTACGCTGTCGTAATGGTCTTGGCAACGCCGTCTTGGTTGGTGTAGTTGATGGTGATGTTCGTGGCAGCGCTTGTTCCGGGCGTCTGCATCATCATCATCATCCGCACACCCTCGCCGTCTGTGTATCGCGGCAAGGTCACATCGTTGGTCAAGTCTTGCGGGTCAGTGCTGTCCAGGTCGATGTACGGGTAAAACAGCAGGTAGTCCAAAAAGTACACCGAGGCCAGAAAGCCCCCGGTGCCGCCATGCGTCAACGACATGCTGAGCAGATACCGCTCCGTGCTGATGCCAGGGCCGACATAGATGCTGTTGTTGCGCTGGCCGATAAGTTGCGTGGCCTCCAGCGCCAAGCCGAGGTATGCGTTGTAGGACGGGATGCCGGTGCCGACGCTGAAATCACCAAGCGCGTTGGTCCCGAAACCGCCGTAAACCGATGTGCGGATGAAATGCTGGATGTGATGCCGCCCTTGCTCGACGGCAGCAGCCACCTCGGCAACGGACCTAAACGGCATCAGTGTTCTCCAGCGGTATCCACTCCACTTCGTCAGGCGACCACTCCACGCCCCCGTCAGGATGCTCCGAGCAGGCCGACAGCTCGGTGTCGGTCAGCGTCAGCAGTTCCCGGCAGTGGGCGCAGCGGTACACCACATCAGTCCACCGTGGCCGTGAGCGCACCGGCCGCAAACTGCGGCTGAATGCCGTTGCTGATGGACAGGCTGGCGTTGAGCGCACCTTTCAGCAGCAGGTTGCCCGCGCCTGTGCTGTCCGTGCCGATGCCGAAGTGCGTGGCCGTGGCGGTGCCGCCCGTGCACTGGCCGAACTGCACCAGGGCGGTGTTGGCCACGGTGGACACAGTGCGCGTGAAGCCACCGGCCGTGCGCGCCACCGCCACGCGGGCGTATCCGGTGTAGGCCACCTCGCTGGTGGTCTGGGTGCCGCTTTCGCCGGGGTCAGCCGTGTGCAGGCTGATGTAGAACGAGCCTGCGGCGGCGCTGTTCTGCAGGCCGGCAGCGTCGCCGATGTTGGCCCAATCGACGTTCAGGAACAGGAGGTCAAGGAGTGCCGCTTCGGCGGCGTTGGTCATGGACATGGTTGAGCTCCTAGATTGATCGCCTACCCGACAGGACAACGCTCAGGTTGGTCGTGCCGTTGCCTCCGAACACTCGGGGCTTGATGAAGATGGGAAGCTCGACGATGGCCCGCAGGGCCGCGCTCGTGAGCGTGAGCACGTTGCCCTGAGGATCGGACAGCGCGTGGTAGGTGATGCCGTCGTTGGAGCCCCCGATGGTGACGGAGGCTCCCCCGAACGTGCCGGCCACCTGGATCGAGCGGTCGGAGTAGACGGCCAGGCGCACCGGTGCGCCGTCGTCATCGGCGGCCAGCGGTGCCCAGGTCGTGACCGCGACGTCGAGCGAGGTCTCGAACGGGAACGTGGTGACGGGATCGACCGTCGCCATGTCCCGTTACACGATGTCGTTCGCCGACTTGGCCGGGACCTTGGCCATCTCGGACAAGGTCTTCGGTTCAGCGCGAGCGGGTTTCGGTTTCGCAGGGGCAGAGGCCGGCGAGCCGACCTCCGCCACCCACGAGCCCTTGAAGTCGTCGGGCACCTCGAACTCGGTGCCGGGACGGACACGGGATCCTTGGTAGAACCCCATCGAGATGGCCACGACTTTCTTCATGGGCTACCTACTCAGGCCTGGCTCGGAGAGTCGTAGGCCTTCCAGCGAGCCACGTCTTCGGTCAGGAAGGCGTTGATCTTGCCGGCGTTCAGGGCCGTCGTGCCCGTGATCTGCTGGATGCCCAGGTAGCGCTCGTACACGGCGCCTTCGATCGGGAGCTGGATCGCGAACAGGGTGGTGCCTGCAGCGATGGCCGTGGCGCCCGTGGTGAACGCGCGAGACACAGCGTGCACCGTCTGGGTGCCGTTGGTCAGCGGAGCGTCCTGGGCGTCAGACACCAACTGGAAAGCCACGGTGCCGGCAGAGCCTGCGGTGGTGATGCCGGTGTCGACCGTCACCACCAGGTACAGGGCCATGTCGCCACCGAGGTCCCGGGAGGGGGACACGGCGCCCAGGTCGATCACGTCGCCCAGGTTGTAGGTGCCGGCAGCGCCGGTGTTGCACGAGACTGCATCGCAGAACTCGGTACGCTTATCGAGAATCATGGTGTGGTTCCTTTCGATTCAGTGCTGCGATTACTGCACGCGGGTCTCGGTGTTGACCAAGGCGTCGGTGCGGCGCACGGGGATGTCGTCGAACGTCATCACGCGCTTGCCGGAGACCGTCTCCCAGGTGAGGTTGGAGCTCACCCGCTCGAGGATGCCCAGGCGCAGCTTCTCGCGCAGCGTGCGGTTCATGTAGAACACGGCGCGGCCCTTGCCGAAGCTGGGGATGCGCTCGCTCGCCTGCACCATCCAGTTGATCAGGTTCTTGGTGTTGGCGATCGTGCCGAGCTCGGAGATGTCGATGTTGGCGATGCGCACGAAGTAGCGCCAGTCGCGGATCGTCAGGCCAGCGTCCCAGCGGTAGTGGGTGCGATAACCTTCCATCCGGCCGCCGTTGCCGTCGACGTTCTCGATCGTCACCTGGCCCTTGTCGGACATCTGCAGGCCAGCCTGCGAGCCCTTCGGGTAGATGCCGAAGCCCGTCTGCGGACCCCACACGCACAGCCAGATCGACGTCAGGTCACCACCGGAGCCGCTGAAGGCGTCGATGATGTTGTCGGCGTTCTGCGCGGACAGCGAGTTGTAGCGCGGGGCCAGGCCGGTGAACGCCTCAGGCTCGGTGCCTTCGTTGCCGTAGAACAGCGTCGAGGCGTGCTCCTGGGACATCGACTCGATGTGGGCAGCGTCTTCGCTCAGGCGGAACGCGGCGGTGTTGCCGTTCAGATCGGCCAGGGCCTTGTCGACCTCGGCGTAGGCTTCCAACATACCGCACGAGTCAGTGACCTGCGCGGTGGTGCTCTTGCCCGGCTGCACGCCGCCGTACAGCTTGCGCCACGTCGGGGTGGGCAGGCCGGTGCGGACCGTGGTCTTGTTGCCGGTGGGCAGGTTGCCCTCGACCCAGGCCATGTCGGTCAGAACTTCGTTCGACTGGTTCAGCAGCTCGACGATGGTGTCGATCTTGCCATCGGGATCCAGACGCTTGGAAACGTCCAGCAGCGTCGGGTTGTTTGCAGCGAGGGTAGTCATGGTGTGTTGCCTTTCAATTCATGGAGGGGAACAGTTTTCGGGCCGGGTCAGCCTCGGCGCCCTTCGGGCTGCCGGGAATGAAGCGGTCTTCGCTGATGGCCTTGCCGGCTTTGTAGAAGGCTCGGATCACCTCGGGGTGGTTGCCCAACCCGGTGCTGTTCAGCACGTCCCGAAGCTCAGGCGTGCCGAAGGTGTCGAGCGCCTTCTTGGCCACCGCCAGGTTCTCGGTGAGCTTGTCGCCGCCGATGTCTTTGTCGGCCTTGACCTGCTCCACCCAGGTCTCCACCAGTTTCGTGTGCGCTTCGGCCTGACGCTGGGCCATCTTGGCCCCGATGTCTGCAACCTTCTGCGCGCCCGCCTGGTCGAGCTTGAGCTCCTTGGCGATCGCCTTGAACTCGTCAGCAGCGACGCTGTCGAGTTGCACCCCTTCGGGCATCGTGAGCGTGTAGTCCTCGGGGGCCTTGGCCTCAGGGGCCTTGGTGTCCGCCGCGGGCGTCGTGCTCGCGCTGTCCGCAGCAGGTGCTACGGCTTGTCCATCAATCGGTTTCGGTTCCCCAGCGTCGTTGGCAGGTGTGCTGGTCACCGCAGTCGAATCATCCATCTTTGCCCTGGTACTCTTTCAGGAGTTTGAAGTACCCCTCGGGCGAGGCCTCGAGCACTTCTGCCGTGAGGAACAGACCGACGTGCCGCTTGCCCTCGTTGAACGCCATAACGCTGCCGCTATGGTTGAACGTGGTGCGGTTGACACCGGCCTCCTCCAGCAGACGACTCACGATGCGTCGTCCTTGGGGGTGGGCCATCAGCCACTTGAGGTCCTCGAGCTCCTTGCGACGTTTCTCGCGTGCCACCAGCTCTTCGCTTTCAGCATCGCGTTCCTGGCCTCGCAGGTCTGTCGGATCTCTCATGGTTGACGGGAGCATCGTAGAAGCGGGCCCGCCTCAGACGGACACGCTTTACTCGACCATCGCCGGGCTCGGGCTTGAGTAGCCCTGCAGCATGCCCATCACGTCGCGGAGCTGGTCGGTGTTGATCTCGCTCGCGGTCTTCGCGCTCTCGACCACCTGAGGTGCGGTAGCGGCCGAGGCTTGCGCCTGCATGGCCTGGGCACGCTGTGCGCGGATCTCGGCCACCTGACCGTCGGGCACAACCAGCGCCGGGTTGACGCCGAACGCCTCGCCCATGTCGTCGATCACCTGGTCGAAGTTGATCTTGTCCAGGATCTCGGGCTTGACCGGCGCCAGGTTCACGGCGGTGGTGAGCAGTCGCTCCATGCCGTTGACGGCCACCGCGCGCTGCGCCTGAGCCAGCACGCTGATGAACTCGATGTTGAGCTCCTGGCCCGCGATCTCCTCGGGCGGGGGCGGCAGCACGCCGGCCTCGTTGAGTCGGTCGAACGTGAGATCCACCAGCGGCGAGAGCAGCTCGTTGTGCAGGCGCTCGAGCACCGGGCCCAGCATCAGCAGCTTCTCCTCGTGGCGCTCGGCCACCTCGGTGGCGGTCATGCGTCCGTTGGCGGGTTGCTGCGCCAGCATCAGGAACAGGTCGGCGTAGTAGGCCTGGCGGATGCGGTCGCGCGTGTCGCGGATCGAGTCCATCAGGAAGTCCAGCCGCAGGTTCACGTCGAACGCCGAGCGCACCCCGCTGCCAGGGCCCATCGCGTCGACGTACATCACGCCACCCGGCAGGCGACTCTGGGAGGTGTTCTTGTAGCTGGTGGGCACCTGCAGAGGCGGGTTCACCTGGTACTCGATCGCCTGCGCCTTGCGGGCCTGCTCGAACTGCAGTTGCTTGGTGTCGCCGAGCGCCTCCATGCCGGGGCTGCGCCCGTACACGTCGTTGCCGGTGATGGTCCAGCGCGGGCACAGGGCCGGGAAGCGCTTGAACCCTGACTCGCTCAGGTACTGGTTCTGGGCCTCGCGCCCGGGCTCGAAGTAGCAGGACTCGAACGCCATGTTCTTGGCGTCGCGCTTGCCGTACTCACGATCACGGCGTGGCTGGATCATGTGCACCACGTCGATCCACTGATCGTAGGCGCCCTTGTCCCACAGGTTGCGCACGGTCGCGCTGCAGGCCTGCTTGCCGAACTGCTCGACCATCTGCGCGACGGTCATCTTGAACTCGCGCGCCAGGGTGTCGACCCGGCCCTTGTGGTTGGTGCCGAGGTAGTACTCGCCGATGGTCAGCGGGTAGTGGTGGATCACGTTGTCGAAGTCGGGCAGCACCACGTTGGCCCAGGTGCCAAACGCGCCGAGCTCCTCGTAGCAGGCGTGCAGGCTGTTGTAGGTGTTGCTGGCCGCGAACACCGCGCGCATCAGCTCGGCGCTGTCGTGCAGCCACTGCTTGACGGGCCCGAACTCCATCAGGTCCTTGTCGGGCAGGCCGAGTCGGAACCAGGGGCGGGCCGGGCTGGTGACGCCCGACATCATGCCGGCGGCCAGTGTGCGCACCGCGAACACCGCGGTGTTGTCGTAGATGAGCTGGTTCTTCTTCTTGCCCTGGTTCACCTCGCTCGAGATGAACCGGCCGGCGCGCGGGAACTGGTACTGCGCGACGTCCTTCCAGTGCGTGTCCCAGGAGCTGCGCTCGGTCTTGAGCGCCGACAGGCGCGCGAGCTTGCGGTTGATGTCGTAGCCGCGGCCCTGCGGGCTCTCACCGGAGTCGGGCCCGGCGCCGTACATCATGGGTGATCACCCACCCAGCAGCGTGGCGCCGCCGGTGCTCAACCCGCCAGACGACACGCCCGAGGGCCCGGTCAGCATGGTGCCGGGCGAGGTGCTCGTGCGCTGGCGCCGACGCATGGCCATCGAGTCAGGCTGCTTGGCCTCTTGCGGAGGCGGGGGCGGCGGGGGAATGTTGGGCGATGACATGCACATGGGAAGCTCCAGTCTGCAGGGGGATTCTGCGGATGCTGGCCGATCAGACGGACACGCGCCTCAGACGCCAGCCATCGGGTCGTAGGCGGTGACGCTGACGTCGGAGTCGAACTGCCCCGCCCGGTGCCCGGCCAGGATGGCGGCCTGGCGGCGCAGGTCCCGCTCCTTGGCCACGGGGAACGCGAACGTGAGCGCGAGCGCATCGCCGAGGTCAGGCGACGGCAGGCCACGCTTCTTGATGTCGTCCTTGGCCTCGAGCGCCACCCGGTCCTGGTTGTCGAACGTGTAGATCGGCGCAGCCAGGTCCTGCATCAGCGCCGTGTTGCGTGGGATCGCGGCACCCAGGGCGAGCCACTCGCGCATCTCGAACCACATCTCGGCGCGCTTGTTGACGTAGCGGGGCTTGCTCGCCCGGCCACCGAAGTGCACCTCGGTGACCTCGTGGCCCATCTGGCGCAGCTTGTCGATGACGCCCGCCCCGTTGCCCGCGTCGATGAACACCGCATCGGCCTGGAAGTCGGCGATGGCCTGGCCCACGTAGGCCGCGAGCGCCATGTTGTCGATCTTGGTGTAGACCCGGAAGTCCTTGGCCAGCAGGCCCTGACGCACGCTGATCACGCTGCGGTCATCGCCGAACCGTGCCGGGTCCACGCCCAGGATCACGGGCGCGAAGTCGTACTGGTCGCGACGCAGGTGGCGCCGTGTGGCCTCCTCCACATCGGCCAGGCTGATGAGCTGCTCGTCGCCCGCGGCGCTGAAGTCGCACAGGTACTCGCGCCGCCACGAGAGCTCGCTCATCTCGGCCTGCAGTCGGCGGGCCTCGTCCGGGTCGATCGACTCGGTGTCGTGCACCGTGTAGAGCGCCGAGTGCCAGTTCGTCTTGTCGCGTGCCTCAAAGAACAGCTTGGAGAACAGGTTCACACCCTTTGGCGTGCCGATGAACAGCGCCCAGCCCAGGCGGTCAGACAGCGCCGGCTGCAGGATGTCGTCCCACACCTCGGGCGCCATCTGCGCCACCTCGTCGAGCACGACACCGTCCAGGCGCACGCCCCGCATGCGGTCAGGGCTGTCGGCCCCGTACACACGGATCACGGCGCCGTTGGTCGTGAACCGCACCCACAGCTCGGACTCGTTGATCTCGACCATCCCGCGCATGAGCAGCGGCGTGACCTTCTGCTTCAGGCGCAACCAGGCGATGGCCTTGGCCTGCTTGAGCAGTGGGGCGACGTAGAAGAACAACCCGAGCTCGTGCTTGAACCGCAGCGCCTTGTCGATGAGCTCGGCCAGTGCGAGCTCGGTCTTGCCGGCCCGCCGGTGCAGCGCCAGCACCGTGAAGCGCCGGCGGTTGAGGTGGCACTCGGCCTGCCAGGCCCTGGGCCGGTAGCCGAGGTCGATCGCGGTCAGACCAGATCCTCGATCGCCACAGGCGCATCGGGCACGCCGGTGACGATCACCACCTGGGACTGCACCGGGCCGCCGTTGGGCCCGGTCTGCTCCACCCGTTCAGCGAACACCTGCTTGCGCCTGCCCTTGAGCAGCAAGGCCAGCAGCGAGTCGCTGTAGACCGTCTTGGTGCCCACCAGTTGCCCGCCCTGGTACACGGGCTCCTCGACGCCCTCCAGGGCCCGCCTGCGGGCCTCCCGCTCGAGCTTGTCGGCGGCGGCCTCCATCGCGTCGCGCACGGCGGCGTCGAACTCCTCGTCGTCCTGCCGACGGCGAAACACGGTCGAGCGGTCCACGCCCGCAGCCGCGGCGGCGTCGGTCAGGACACCGCACTCAGCCAGGTGCGCGAGGAAGGCGTCGGTCCAGAGATGTCGAAGGTTGCCCATGATCTGACCTTAGCCGCGAACCTTCGGATCACGGACACGCACCCAGCCGGCCGGCACCTGGCCACGCCGGTGGCCGCTCACGATCTTCCAGATGCAACCCTTCGACACTTCCATCTTGCGTGCGATCTCGGCCAGGGGCATGCCGTCGTCGCGAAGCTGGTGCACGAGCTCGACCTCGTGATCGGAGAGCACAGCCCCGGGGTGTTGCTCGCCGATGCGCCGACGCCGATCGTTGACCGGCACCAGGCGCATCTTTGCAGTTTTTTGCACACTGACCATTCCAGGGCCTTTCTTGAAAAACTTTTCAAACAACCAAGAAAGGCTGCACACCGCGCCGCTGCGTATAACTGCACCACGCACCACCCCTTATAGGGTGGTGGTGCGGTGCGGTGCAGTTATCCACAGGATGCACCACGCACCACGATGTGCACGGTGCATCGTGGTGCACGGTGGTGCAGGTGCTTTCTTGCATGTTCGCGATTCCTTGCACGTTCACATGACTGCGATGCAGCCGTCGTCGCCGATCCAATACGGCGCCGTGTCACCGTTGCACAGGCTCTCCAACGCACGCTTCGCGTGCTGCCGCCTTGTGTCCCGCTTGCCATCCTCCGGTGCCGGCAAGCGCTTGACCGCCTCGGCCAGCACCGCAGCCACCTCAATACCCTCGGTCTGCGCCTTGGCCATCTCCTGGATCACCTCGTTGACCACCACCTCCTTCGGCCCCAACTGACGCAGCAAGCGCACGCCCTGGAGCTCAGCCTCGACCACCACACACGACGTGATGGGCTCCATGTCCTCATCAGCGCCGATCTGCACCACGTCCAGCGCGAAGCCCCACTCGAGGCCGTCCTCGCCGTCCTTGTTCTTGCTCAGACGCAGCGCACGCTGGCCTGACTCGGTGCGGATCACCTCGACCTCAGCGTCGGCCGCCGCACGCAGGCCTGACCAACCCCGGGCGCCCCTGGCCTGGTCCTTCCCGCTGTGGTGGATGAGCACCACCAGCGCCCCTGTGAGCTCGTGCAGGCGCTTGCAATGGCCCAGGGCCTTGCCCATGTCCTCGCCCGCGTTCTCGTTGGCCCCTGGAGTGGTCTGCGCGAGCGTGTCGACCACGATCACGCTGGTGTCCTCCCCCGCCGCCAGCACGCCCACGGCCAAGTCCTTGGCATCCTCGAGCAGCATCAGGTTGGGGGCCCCGTTGAGCACGCTCACGGGCACGTCAGCGAGGTCGAGCTTGTTGTGCTGGGCGTAGGCGGCCAAGCGCTTCCTGAACCCGTCAGCGCCCTCGGCAGCAACGTATGCCACCCTCCCCTGCCTGACCTTGCGACCACGCCAGGGCGTGCCCCTGGCAATGGCCAACGCCAGGTCAAGCACGACGAACGACTTGCCGGCACCGCTGGCGCCGTAGATCACCGCCAGGCCCGCGGCCGGCAGCACGCCCTTCACGATCCAGGGCAGTGCAGTCGCGTTGGCGAACGTGTGGGCGGGCTCGAACTGAAACCGCAGCGGCTTGCCGTTGGCCTTGGCCGCCTCCACCGTCTCGGTGACCATGACCTCGAACTCCTCCGCGCTGGCCGGCGCACCACCAGCGATGGAGGCGCCGTGCTCGTTGGCCAGGTGCACGAAGCTCTTGCCGGTGACGACCGGCCCTTGCCCCTTGCCGAAGCTGTCCCAGCGCTGGCGCAGGATGTCGCGGCCGGGGAACTTCGCGCCTCGCTCGCTCCAGTCGCACCAGTAGTCGAACCCCTCGCCCCGTGTCTCGTGATGCAGCGCCATGCCGACCTGGAGCCACTCATCGTGGCCGGTGTCGGGGTCAAGGTGCTCCAGGCCCTGCTCGATCTGGCTGGGTGTGAGACCCAGCACCGGGTCGTCGTGGCTGGGGGTCGGTCCGTCCTGGCGCTGGAACCGCTGGCGCACCAGGCCCATCACCTCCTCCCCGATCGGGGAGACGGTGTTCTCGTTGCCGAGCACGTCGCAGATCTCCAGGCGGTTGCCGGTGACGGTCACGAATCCCTTGGTGCTGAAGGTCTCGAACCCGTAGGCGCCCTCGAACGACTTGCGGTTGAACAGCAGGCCACGCAGCAGCACCCGCACGCCGGTGCCCGATGGGCTCCACTCCGCGTAGCTGGTCGATGCGATCGCCTCCACCTCGGGGTGGAGCTGGCCGCCGCTGACGCATCGGTCGAAGTCGAGCGCGGTCAGGTTCCAGTCAGGCAGCAGTGCAATGCCCACGCCGTCGAACCCGCGGCGGGCGGCTGCACTGCGTGCGGCGTCGAACGTGGTGAGCTGCTGCCTGTCCTCGGGGGAGCCCTGCTGCCCCTGGCGGCGTCGCCCGTTGGGGTAGTACGGGACCTTGCGGGGCTTGTCCTCGCCCTCGTGGTACTCGAGCCGCCACATCAGCCAGCCCGGGATCTCTCGGAGCTCGTCTGGGACTGTGACGGTGTTGAGGTGTGCGCTGAGTTTGGTCACGGCGCTCATCGCTCAGTCGGCGGTGCCGCCCTCAGACTCCACGAACAGCTCGCCCTGGCGCGGGTCGACGATCGGGAAGTGGCTCGCCACCGCCCGCTCGCCAAGACACTTCTGGGCGTACTCGCACTGGCGGCAGGCGTCGACGACGTCGGTGCGGTAGACGACCGGCAACCGCCCCTTGCTGGCCTTGGCCATTGCCTTGGTGACCCGCTCGAGGTCTCCACCACGCTGGGCGCTCGCCTCGCGGAAGCCCCCCGCGTACTGGTAGAGCATCGCCCGGCTGGTGCCCGCCATCTCGGCGAGCGCCTCCTGCTCCTGTGGGGTGGCGGCCATCATCCAGGCCTTCATGGGTGTGATCGTGGTCATGGTGGTGAAAAGGTTGAAGGGGGCCCGACTGTAGCATTTAGTAAAGCCGTTGCACACCCTGCTATGACTGTGCGAGGCTATCCGGGTGAGGACCATCTACGACACCCGCCGCGACAACCTGCGAGCGCTCATCGGCCAGTGGGGTGGGCCGACCTCGCTGGCGAAGAAGCTGGGGCACTCGAACGGGAGCTACATCGCCCAGCTCGCCGGGCCCAGGCCGTCGCGCGAGGTCAGCGAGAAGGTGGCCCGCGAGATCGAGAAGGTGCTGGGCCTGCCGGTGGCCTGGATGGACCAGGACCACCCGACCGGCGGCCAGCAGTTGAACGACGAGACGCTGACCGAGTGTGTCAAGGCGGTGGCCACCGTGCTTCGTGACGCAGGTCTCAGACCGGACCCGCAGGCGTATGCGACGCTGGTCCAGCTTGTCTATGACCGCGTCAAGCTGACCGGCCGCCTGGACGAGCACCACATTCAGAAACTGACAACCCTACTCCGTGGGAGCGGACGATGAGCAACGAAGAGATCAAGCAGCGCATCCAGTACCTGATCGAGCACGGCGGCGTGTACGACGACCCACTAGGGGACATCCGCCGCCAGGTGCGGTGGGCCCTGGGCATCTCGCTGGTGACCCTGCTGCTGGTGAGCGCGCTGCACCTCTGACCGTCGACCCCGGAGCGTGAGAAAACCCCACCGCCGTGTGGGGTTTTTTGTGGGTGGCGTTTTAGCATGTGCTACAGTTCACACATCGCAGCAAGGACGCTGCTTCAACCGGAGTAAACGACATGGACGTCATCCTCAACATCGGCCTCAAGAGCGACACCCTCGGCGACATCTCCGTCGTGCTGGCCAAGCAGATGCTCTGGGCCGCCGACCTGCTGATCAAGAGCGAGCGCCTGGTCCAGTCCGACACCGAGCCGACCCTGGTCGTCGAGGTCACCAGCGTCAACGGCCCGACCCTGACGCTGTCCGCCTTGCACAACCTGTCTGTCGACCTCGGCCAGGACTGCATCGCCGTCTACCGGCCCAAGACCAAGGGCGGCGCCCTGGTCGGCCCGAAGGCCTCCGCCTGGGGCCGCTTCAACCCCGAGTTTTTCATCCTGCCCGACGGCACCCGCCTGGCAGCTCCCGCGGCGCAAGCCGCTTGACCAGCCTGTAGCGCATGCTACAGTTCACCTCCCGCAACTGCTAAACGTATCATGCACGACCTCAACACCATCAATCGCCTGAACTCCGAAGCCTTTAGCGAGGCCGTCGACAACTTCCGCGCACAGGGCCGCTACGTGCTGGCCAAGTACGACGGCGTCACCCTCATGTCCATCGAGACTTTCTCGAACGCAGAGGAAGCCGCCGCAGCGCTGGTGCAGGCCCAGGAAACCGGCGGCGTCAGCGAGCGCTTCAAGCTGCTGGCCCCCACCGGCACCTGGCACGGCACCCAGCGGGACCAATCCGAGGATCGGGCCCAGCCGTACACGCTCGAGGAGCTCGCCGCCCTCGGCCGCAGCACCACCAAGACCGACGTCACCCTCGGTGACTACATCAACCGCGTCACCGCCCAGGAGGCCTGAGATCATGTTCCCCATTCACTTCAAGCTGACCGTCAGCGACATCACCCAGCTCCAGCGCCTCACTGCGTTCATTGAGCAGGACGGCATTCAGGCGGTCGCCAACGCACCACGGCTGACCGGCAGCAACGCCAAGGCCGACATCGTGAAGGAGGCCGCCGCGCCGTCGGGAAAGCCGGCACCCGCTGCCAAGACTGCCCCTTCCGCTCCTACTGCCGAGGCGGCCCAACCCCCGGCACCCGCTGCGCCCGCGCCGAGCACGCAGTCAACGGCGGCCGAGACGCCCACGGCAGCACCTGCCGCTGCGAGCTCTGTCGGCTACCCTGACCTGCAGAAGGCGGTGCTGACCCTGCACAAGCTGGACCCGACCGCGGCGGTGCCGATCGCCAAGGGCCTGGGCGCCGACACGTTCAAGGCGCTGAAGCCGGAGCAGTGGGCCGAGGCCCACCGCCTGGTGACCGAGGCCATCGCCGCTCGGAGCGCAGCGTGACCGAGGCCGCCCACTCCAAGCTGAGTGCGTCGGCGGCCGACCGCTGGATGGCCTGCCCCGGCAGCGTCGTCCTGTCGGCCGGCCTGCCCGACAACACCAGCGAGTACGCCGCCTGGGGCAGCGTTGCGCATCGCGTCGCCGATGAGTGCCTGACCAAGATCTGGGACCCGGTCCTGTTCGTGGGCACCACCCACGACCAGGACGGCTACAAGATCACGGTCGACGCCGAGATGGTCGAGTGCGTGCAGACGTACCTCGGCAACCTGCGCGAGATGACCGCAGGCGCCGACCTGTTCGAGTCCGAGACACGCACCAACTACAGCACCTGGCTCAACGTCGACCAGGATCTGGCCTGGGGCACGGCCGACGCCACCGCGCTGATCGGCACCGAGCTGCAGGTGCACGACCTCAAGACCGGCCGAGGTGTCGAGGTCGACGCGGTCGAGAACCGCCAGATGATGCTGTACGCAGGCGGCAAGCTGCTGGAGATGGAAGCGCTCGGCATCGAGGTCGAGACCGTGCGCCTCGTGATCCATCAGCCCCGCGTGCGCAAGGCCCCCAGCGAGTGGCGCCTGACGCGCGACGAGCTGGCCGACTGGCTCATGGGCGACGCCCGCCAGGCCGCTCAGCGCGTGCTGACGGTAGGCGAGCCGCTGGACGAGTTCATGGCCGCCGGTGACCACTGCCGTTGGTGCCGCGCCAAGGCCACCTGCCCGACGTTGCGCGCTCATGTAGCCCGCACGGCTGCGCTGGAAAGCTACGCCGCCAGCCCTGAAGACTTTGACGACCTGTCCACTGCCATCCCGCACAGCCACAGTGAAGCCGCATGGCTCGCCGCCTGCCTGTCCAAGGTCGACATGATCGAGGACTGGTGCAGCGCTGTCCGCGCCGAGTCGCTGCGCCGCCTGTCGGCCGGCGAGCCGGTGCCCGGCTACAAGCTGGTGCAGGGCAAGCGCGGCGCCCGTGCCTGGGCCAACCCGACCGAAGCCGAGAAGGTGCTGCGCGAGCAGTTCCGCCTGCCTGTCGAGAAGGCCTACGACCTGAAGCTGATCAGCCCCACGACCGCCGAGAAGCTGGCCAAGGCCGGCGACATCGGCCCCCGCCAGTGGGCCAAGGTCATCCCCCTCATCGTGCAACGTGACGGCGCCCCCAGCGTCGCCCCGGTGTCCGACAACCGCCCCGCGATCACCGTCCAGCCGGTCGCAGAGGCGTTCGACGTCCAGGCTGGCGACATCGTCTGAAAGGAACCTGAACCATGACTACCCCTACCCGCTTCCGCCTGGACAACGTCCGCGTCGACTGGCCCAACCTCTTCAAGGGTGAGCAGTTCCAGGGCACCGGCAGCTACCGCTGCGGCGCCACGCTGATCGTGCCCGGCGACCACCCTCAACTGCCGCAGATCAACGCGGCGATCGAGGAGGCCGCCAAGGCCAAGCTCAAGGACGCGACCAAGGCCGCGCTGTTCATCAAGTCCGCCCGCGCCAAAGGCAAGGTCTGCCTGTCCGACGGCGACCTCAAGGCCGCCAAGAACCCGCACTACGAGGGCACCTGGGTGCTGTCGGCCAACTGCAAGGGCGGCGACACCGAGGCCGAGGCCGAGAAGCCCACCGTGTACGACCAGTTCCGCAACCAGGTCACCGACCCGGCCAAGAACCCGATCTACCGCGGGTGCTACGTGAACGCGCTGGTCGAGATCTACGCCGACAACCGCTACGGCGAGCAGATCAACGCCAAGCTCGTGGGCATCCAGTTCCGCAAGGACGGTGACGCCTTCGGCAGCGCGCCTGCACGGGCCGATGACTTCGACGACGTGGCCGAGGGCGCTGACGCCGACGCCTTCGTCTGACCAACCGAAAGCGGGTCGCGCCTATCCTACCCGGGTCTAGCCCACCCGGCACACAGCCCCTGCATCAGCGCCGCCGGTCCCCGCACACTTGAACGGCCGGCGGCGCTTACAGCGTCGGTGCGACGCAAGCAACGAAGACGTATGCAGGGGAACGGGCCCCATACACCATGACCACTCTCTGGTTCGATTGCGAGACCTACAGCGAAGCCGACCTCAAGGCGGTCGGCACGCACGCCTATGCAGAGCACCCCAGCACCGAGATCACGGTCGCCCAGTGGGCGGTCGACGAGGGCGAGCCAGTGGTCGAGGACTGCAGCGAGAAGCTGGGCCCCAGCAAGGCGCTGCGCACCTGGCTGACGGCGCCAGGCGTCACCGTCGTGGCGCACAACAGCATGTTCGACCGCACGATTCTGCGCCACTGCTGGAACATCAAGGTGCCGGTCAAGCGGTGGCAGGACACGATGGTGCGCGCGCTCGCGCACGGGCTGCCGGGCAGCCTGGACAAGCTCTCGGGCATCCTGAACCTGGCCAGCGACGAGGCCAAGGACAAGCGCGGCCGTGACCTGATCCAGCTCTTCTGCAAGCCCCGCCCGAAGGGCCACACGCTGCGCCGCGCCACCCGCGAGACGCACCCCACTGAGTGGGCCGAGTTCCTGGAGTACAGCCGCCAGGACATCGTCTCGATGCGCGCCGTGCACAAGAAGCTGCCGGCCTGGAACTACAACGCCACCTCGCCAGAGCTCGCACTGTGGCACCTGGACCAGCGCATCAACGACCGCGGGTTCGCCGTCGACCTGGAGCTCGCCCACGCTGCGATCGAGGCGGTGGCCACCGAGCAGGCCCGGCTGAAGGAGGAGACCCGCGAACTGACCGGCGGCCAGGTCACCTCCCCCAGCAAGCGCGACGAGCTGCTGGCGCACATCCTGATGGAGTACGGGGTCGAGCTGCCCGACATGCGGGCCGACACGCTGCGCCGCCGGATCGAGGACCCGGAGCTGCCTGACGCGGTGAAGCTGCTGCTGTCGATCCGGCTTGAGGCCACGAAGACCTCGACGGCCAAGTACAAGGCCCTGGTCAAGGCCACCTCGGTCGACGGCCGCCTGCGCAACACGCTGCAGTTCGCTGGCGCTCAGCGCACCGCCCGTTGGGCTGGTCGCGTGTTCCAGCCCCAGAACATGCCCAGGCCTGACATGGAGCAGGACGAGATCGACCTGGCCATCGACGCGCTGAAGGCGGGATGCGCCCCCCTGGTAATCGCGGACGTAATGAGGGCCACCGCAAACACCGTGCGTGGCGCGATCGTAGCACCTCGTGGCAAGAAGCTGGTGATCGCCGACCTGTCCAACATCGAGGGCCGCGGGCTCGCGTACCTGGCCGGCGAGACCTGGAAGGTGCGCGCGTTCCGCGAGTTCGACCAAGGCAAGGGCGCCGACCTCTACAAGCTGGCCTACGCCCGCTCGTTCACGGTCGACCCGAAGGACGTGACGAAGCCCCAGCGCCAGATCGGCAAGGTCATGGAGCTGGGCCTCGGGTACGAGGGCGGCGTGGCCGCGTTCCTGACGTTCGCCGCGGTGTACCAGATGGACCTCGAGCAACTGGCCGAGGCAGTGTGGTCGGCCGCCAGCGCGCAGGCGCTCGAGGCAGCGCTGGGCATGTGGTCCTGGGCCACGAAGAAGCGCCGCACGCTCGGCCTGTCGCAGCGCGTCTACGTGGCCTGCGAGGTACTGAAGGCCGCCTGGCGCGCTGCGCACCCGGCCACGACCTCACTGTGGGCTGACATGGGCACCGCAGTGCGCCAGGCCATCCAGCGCCCGGGCGAGGTGTTCCGCGTGCGCGCGATCGCCGTGCGCCGTGACGGGAACTGGCTGCGGGTGCGCCTGCCCTCCGGTCGCTACCTCTGCTACATCAACCCCGAGGTCGGCGACGACGGGCAGATCAGCTACATGGGCGTGAACCAGTACACCCGCCAGTGGGCCAGGATCAAGACCTACGGTGGCAAGCTGGTGGAGAACCTGGTGCAGGCCTGGGCCCGCGACGTGCTGGCCAGCAACATGGCCGCGATCGACGCCGCCGGCTACGAGATCGTGCTGACGGTGCACGACGAGCTGATCACCGAGGCACCCAACAACCCCGCGTTCAACCACGAGCACCTGGCCGCGCTCATGTCCACCCAGCCAGCGTGGGCGCCTGACGTGCCACTGGCCGCGGCCGGGTTCGAGACGTTGCGCTATCGCAAGGACTAGGGTTTGCCCTAGGTTGCAGGGCTTTAGCATGTGCTACAGTTCTTCGCATGGACAAACCACCGCCCATCTGGCCCTTCCCCACCTGGAAGGGTCAGCCCCTCCCCAAACCGAAGCGCCAGCCCAAGCCGGCGTACCCCTCCGACCAACCAGCACCATTCTGACCATGAAGAACTACCGCACCCCCCGCACGATCGCCGAGTGTGACTTCACGACCGGCTATTCGATCGACAACCCCAACAAGGCCGCCGCTCGCCGGGCCGACATCTACCTCGCCGTGATCTGCGTGCTGGTCGCCGGCCTCATGCTGTGGGGGGTCATCTGATGGACCCGAACCTGCGCATCGTCAAGCTGCCCGGCTGCCTGGGCGACTGCCAGCAAGGGCGCCGACCTTGCATGAGCCCCAAGGAGTGCTCTCCTGACCAGCCGCTCACCCGCAACGGGTGCTTCATCATTCTGGGCGCTGCGGTGCTGGCCTGGGCCATGGTCGCGCTGGCGTTCCTGGCCGCGATCGCCCTGCACAACTGGTGGGCCGGGCTGTGAGAGAGCGCGAGATCGAGGACTACCTGGCCCGCCGGGTCAAGGCCATGGGCGGCGAGATCCGCAAGGCCCAGTGGATTGGGCGCGCTGGCGCGCCAGACCGCCGCGTGCTGCTGCCGGGTCGGCCACCCGTGTGGGTCGAGCTCAAGGCCCCCGGCGTCAAGCCAGAGCCGCACCAGATCCGTGAACACAACCGCATGCGCCGACTCGGCGAGCTGGTCGAGGTGATCGACTCGCTCGAGGGCGTCGAGGAGCTGCTGACATGACCCGCGCATCCCATGCCGGCATCCGCGAAACCCTGGCCGCCTGCGGGCCGTTGACAAGCCGAGAACTCATGTCGTTTTTCCCCGCCAGCAGCCAGCAGGACATTGCCGGCCTGCTGGGCAGCATGCGCAAGCGCGTCGCAGTCAGGCAGGTCTACATTCACTCCTACACCCGAGAGGCCGACCATGCCCGCGACTACATCCGCGCTGTTTATGCGTTGGGCAACCTGCCCGATGCGCGCAAGCCGAAACCCATGAGCAACGCCGAGCGGTGCAGGAGGCACAAGGCGCGCAGGGCGATTCCGAAGGTTGCGAACTCGGTGTTTGCGCTGGGGGCGTTTCTATGATGCGCTGCCCCACCTGCCAAACCTGGACCGAGGTGCTTGAAACCCGCACTCGCCAGGACGGAACCCGGCGCCGCCGGTACGTCTGCGCCAACATGCACAAGTTCAACACCGTCGAGCGGGTCGAGGTGGTGCAGCACGGCGGCGCCCGCAGAAAGGCACCCAATGCTGCGTGACTACCAGCGTGCCATCGTCGGCCACATGCTGGACCACGAGCGCTGCAACGTGTGGGCCGGCATGGGCACCGGCAAGACGGTGTCCGCGCTCACCGCGCTGCAAGGCCTGGCGGCGGTCGAGGACCCCTTCCCCGCCCTGGTGCTGGCGCCGCTGCGGGTGGCCTCCAGCACCTGGCCCAGCGAGGTGCAGAAGTGGGCGCACCTGCAAGGCCTCAAGCTCGCGACCGCCGTCGGCGACGTCAACGCCCGGGTGGCCGCGGTGCACGCGCAAGCCGACATCGTGGCCACCAACTACGAGCAGATCCCGTGGCTGGTCGAGCACCTGGGCGACCAGTGGCCCTTCCGCACCGTCGTTGCCGACGAGGCCACCCGGCTGAAGTCCTTCCGCGCCAGGCAGGGCGGCAAGCGCGCCCAGGCCCTGGGCAAGGTGGCGCACAAGCACACCCGCCGCTGGGTCAACCTGACCGGCACGCCAGCGCCCAACGGGTTCATGGACCTGTGGGGGCAGCAGTGGTTCATCGACGCCGGTGCCCGCCTTGGTCGCTCGTTCAGCGCGTTCGAGGACCGCTGGTTCCGCGTCAAGCGGGCCCCGGGCCAGCAGTACGGTGGTACGGTCGAGCTGCTCGAGGGGGCGCAGGCCGAGATCGAGAGCCGCCTGGCCGACTGCACATTGACCGTGCGCGCTGCAGATTTTCTCGACCTGCCCCCGCTGGTTGAGAACACAATCGAGGTGGAGCTGCCGGCCACCGCGCGCCGGCACTACCGAGAGCTGGAGCGCGAGATGTTCACGGTGCTGGCCGGTGGCGCCGAGATCGAGGCGTTCAACGCCGCGGGGCGCACGATGAAGTGCCTCCAGGCCGCGAACGGTGCGCTGTACACCGACCAGCAAGGAGCATGGAAGGAGCTGCACAATGCAAAGATTGACGCCCTCTCGTCCGTGGTGGAAGAGGCTGCTGGGGCCCCGGTTCTTGTGGCGTACCAGTTCAAGTCCGACCTCGCCCGACTACAGCATGCGTTCCCTCAAGGTCGGGCGCTGGACGCTGACCCTCGAACGATCGAGGCGTGGAACCTGGGACGGATACCACTCCTATTCGCTCACCCTCAAAGCGCTGGCCACGGACTCAACCTCCAGGAGGGCGGGAACATCCTCGTGTTCTTCGGCCTGTGGTGGGACCTCGAGGCGCACGAGCAGATCATCGAGCGCATAGGCCCGACACGCCAGGCCCAGGCCGGCTACAACCGGCCCGTGTACGTGCACCGCATCGTCGCCCGCCAGACGGTCGACGAGCTGGTGCTGCAACGACTACAGACCAAGGCCTCGGTGCAGCAGGTGTTGCTCGAGGCAATGAAGACCCGACGATGAGCTACCTCCCTCCCCTTCCGCCAGGCTACGACTACAGCCTGGCGAAACGCCAGAACCTGCTGCTGGGTTTCAGCCCGACGCTCCCGATCCTGTACCTGGACGAGGCGACGATGACGTGGCGAGAACTTGACCGGCACGTCAGCGAGGTGCATCCTGCACTTGCGTCTAGCACTTGATCAAAGACGCCCGAGCACTGAATCCCTCGCAAGGCTCGGCTGCCTTTAGCATTTTGGAAAGGCAGAATATACATTATGCGTCTCAAAACGGGGGTTGACGGGTTAGCAGTTGCTACAATATACTGTAGCAAAACGGACGTCCGCCCCCGTACCAGTGGCGGCATTTTGATGAAAGACCTGACACATGGACAACCAACACCGCCAGATCAAGGGCTACCGCGAACTGTCGCAGGACGAGATCAACCTGATGAACGAGATCAAGCAGGCCGGCAAAGACCTGGGCGACCTCGTGGCCACGCTGAAGCAGATGCCCGAGCTCGACCAGCGCTGGATCTCGATCGGCGCGACCGAGCTGCAGCAGGGCTTGATGGCCCTGACCAGGGGTGTGGCCCGGCCGGAGTTCTTCTGAGCTTTAGCAAGCCCCGTGCATCCTGCATTTAACAATATCACCTGGATCGCGCACTCGTTGCGCGGTCGCCACACTTGAAAGGGATTGAGATGCCCCAGCAATACGACCCCCTGGAGCTCCACGTAACGCACGCGATCGTGGCTGGGGTGCTCTACGACTTCATGGGCTGGCTGACTACCCGGCGAACCCGCCTCTGCCTGTCCGACCATGACGAAGCCGGGCCCGCTGTCGCGGCCATCGTCGACTTCGCCAAGATGCGCGGCCTGCGGCTGGAGGACGCCCAGGTCGAGCACTGGCAGCAGGTGCTCGTGGCGCCGCCGTGCACACCCCAACCCGCTGCCACCCCTACCCTTCCGCCTGAGTCATAAGCCTGTTTATGCGTACCGACGACACACCCCCGTTGGAGACCTGGGACGACGTGCTCAAGCACTGCGAGCCAGGGTCTCCCGCCGACAGGTTCGCTAGGTTGTGCCGCACCTGCCCGAACGCCGACCTGTACCTCGACCTGTTCAAGGCGATGCGCCCAGTCGAGCCGCCGGTACCCCGTGCCTCCTGAGACTGCGCCGCGCCAGCGGCTTGAGGTCAACCGGATCCCGCTGCGCGAGCTCGCCCACGCGGTCGAACTCCTCGGCGAGCGCCCGCTGCTGCGCGCGCTCGACATCCACGAGAAGACCCTCTACCGCTGGCGCACCGGGCGCTGCAAGATCCCGGGCCACCAGCGCCAGGCGATCCGTGCGCTGCTCGGCGACCTGCCCGGCACCGAGGGGCGCTGGAGTGGTTGGCGGTTCGTGCGCGGGGAACTCCTCTCCCCGGGCGGGGATCGGTTTGAGGCAGGCCACGTGCTGAGCCTGGTGCTGCTGCGCCAGCAGCTCTCGGCCCAGGAGCGGGAACTGCGCCGCCTGCGCGAGCGATTGCAGATCGCGGAGACCGCGCTGCAGCACTACGCGGGCGCTGCCAACGAGGAGCGCGTGCGGGCTTAGGGGATCGTGATCCGGCTGATCTGCGTGGCGGTGCCGGCCGCCGTGTTGGTCGTGCCGCCGTCGGTGGCGTAGTCGGTCGCGCAGTTCGAGTTGCCGCTGCTGAAGAAGAACAGCCCGCCGGTCGAGTTGCCCTGCACCATCTTCGGCCACATGACCCGGCCACCCTTGGTGTCGCTGCCCACCGCCAGGTAGCGCGCCCCGGCGCTGGCCGCCTGGCCGTAGAAGAACACGTCGGTGGCGGTCGGCAGCAGGCACCCCTCCCAGCGGATGGCGCAGTCCGAGCACAGCTCGAAGTAGGTGCCATCCACCTTGTTGTAGTCGCCTTGGTCGTAGACCCCGTGCTGGAAGCCCTGGATGAACCCGCCATAGATCGCGTTGCTCGAGCCCGTGATGTAGACGCCCGTGCCGGTCAACGGCGAGGCGCCGGTCTGGTGGTCGATCTGCGGGCAGGTCACCACGTTGGCATTGCTCGCCAGGATCTTGATCGCGTCGATCGTGCCGTAGATCGTGGGGTGGTCGACGTGCACGCCGATGCAGGTCGACTGCAGCACCAGGCCGGTGGCGCAGTTGTTGACGTTCAGGCCCACCACCGCGCTGTCGAACTGCACGTTGGACAGGGCCACCGCGGTGACCCCGGTCTTGCTGTTGCCGTCGACCGCCACGTTCCTGAGCTTGATGCCGGTCTTGAACCCGGCCGTGGTCGAGAGCACCGTCATCGAGTTGGTGCCAGCCTTGAGCAGCGCTCCAGCCTCGAACTCCAGATGGCAGCTCGAGGGCAGCGTGAGCCCGGTGTTCACCAGGTAGTTGCCCTTGGGCACGTAGACGGTGCCCGCCGCGGCGTTGATCGCTGCCTGGATCGCGGCGCTGTCGTTGGTGGTGCCGTCACCCCTGGCACCGTAGGCTTTGACGTTGACCGGGGCGTCGGTCATGGAGTACGGAACACGGGTCGTCACTTGCTCCCTTTCATCGCAGCCGCGGCTGCCGGGATGATCTTCTCGGCCGAGCGGCCCACGACGTAGCCGCCCAGGCCGAACTCAACGATCGACCAGAGCTTGAGGTACTCGGCCTCGCTCAAAGCCGGCGCGGCCCAGCCGAACCAGCGGGCGACGATCAGCCCGCCGAAGGTCAGCATCAGGATCGGGCGCCAGTTGGCCGCGAGCCAGTGGGAGGACGCCGCCTCGGTCTTGACGATCTCGGCCCGGCCGGTGAACTCGGCGAGCTCACCCTTCTGCGCCAGCTCCAGCATCGCGAGCTTGGCCTGGTCGCGCTGGGCCGGGTCCGGCCAGAGCCGGTCGATGAGCTTGCCGCCCACGTCCAGGGCGGCGGTGATCGGGTCGTGTGCCATCAGGCCTCCATCAAATCGCTGATGCGGCGGGCCCAGCCGCGGGAGAACGCCGGCCAGTTGGGCAGGCCTGCCATGAACCGCAGACGCTGCGCCAGGATGCGCAGGCGCAGGGCGTTGGTGTCCTGGGCGTAGGCGGCGGCCAAAGTCTTCGGACCGATCAGCCCGTCAGCCTCGACGCCGAGTGCACGCTGCAGCCAGCGGGTGGCCTGGGCGGGCCCTGAGTTGACTGCGCCGTCGAACACCGCATAGCGGATGCCGGGCGGCAGGTCGTCGGCGCGGATCGGCTTCCAGTAGCGCTCGAGGTAGATGCGCTTGGCCAGGTCCAGCGGCAGCTCCCGCATGTCGCCCTTGTAGCCCACCTCCCGGGCCACTGCCTCGGTGACGCCAAAGCGGGTCCTGCCCCCGGGATCGTCCTCGTGGTCGGAGAAGTCTCCCTCGTGACCGAGGAGCAACTGGAACGCGGTGTCGAAGTTCATTTGCTGGGCCAGTGGGTGGCGATCCAAGACACCAGAGCCCCCATCATCGACGCGATGGTCATGCCCATCCAGAACCCGCCCTTGCCCTTGTTGGCCAGGGCCAGCAACTCCTTGACGTCGCTCTGCAACGTGGCCACCTCGCTGCGCAGCAGGTGGACCTCGGCCTGCATGCGGCCGAACGTGATGGGGTCGATGTCACTCATGGTCGTCAAGAACTCAGTTCTGCAGCTCGGGCCTCAACCTCGAGCGGGTTGTCCCAGTACCCATACCGCGCGTTGTAGAAGAGATACGTGATCGCCCACCGCACCACGCCCATGCGCTGCGCCTGCTGCCAGTGCGCTTGCTCATGCCTGACGAGCGCGGCTTCGTTGATGCGCTCGGCCAGGATGAAGATGCCCAGCGGTGGCAGCGTGATGCCGCCGTAGCCGAAGGTTC